AACGGGTAGTCGTCCGTCCCGGCGATGGCGTCCACGGCCCCGGCCCCGTCCGTCCCGCCACCGATCTGGATGTAGTCGGTGTCGGTGACCTTGAGGATGGCGATCCCCATGATCTTGGAGAAGGTCACGCCCGCACCACGGGGGTCACCCGTGGCAGCGAGGAGACCAGCGTTCAGGTTGAGGTTGAGGTGGACACCGGCCACGAGGGTCCGCTCGTCCGACCACGCCTCCGTACACTGGGCGGCGAGGGGTCCGGCGGGCCAGTCGTTGCTGGCCTCGAACAGGTGGCGGAGGAGGGCTCCTCCGAGGTCCATCGGGTCGGCGTCGTTCGCCTGGATGTTCAGGCTGTACTTGGCGTTGACAGGCATCAGTTACCTCGCGTTCTTGCGGGAGCGTTCCTTCTCCCGGATGGCTTCGTTGATGATCCTCGCGGACGCCTCGGCGTCCTCCCGGTTCGAAGACTCCCCTTCGATGCGGCCCGTGCGGACCTCCACGATCTTCCAGGGCTTGGGTCCGTCCCCTACCTTCTTGACCGTGACAGGCATCGAAAATCCCTAGTAATTCCCAGCGCCTACCCTAGATGACTCCAGGGAAGACCTCATAGTCCGTCCCGCTCAGGGAGATGGTGTTGGGGTCACCCTCTGCGAGGGAGCCGGTCACCACGTTGTACTGGAGCAGGATGATGTGGTCGCTGGCGTCACAGTGGGTCGTCCCGAGGATCTTCCACCGGAGACCGACGGCGAACACCTCGGCACAGCCAGCGGCGGCACCCAGGGTGGACTCCCAGTTGGCTCCCACGTACCCGGACTGCATCAGGATCTCCTCCAGGGTCGCGTAGGTCTTGTCGGAGAGGTCCCGCAGGTGGGCGGTGAAGCTCCAGGTCATGGGCTGGTCATCCCCGTAGCGGACCTGAGGCGGGCTGGTGATCTGCCCACGGTCCAGGAACAGGGACACGGCGGGACCGGGGATGGAGAGGTTGAAGTCCCCAGCCTCGAAGGCCACGTCGAGACTCTTGGCTCCCGCCTTGAGTGCTCCGGTGCCGGGGTCGAAGGCCCCACCCGAGAGGGCACCGAAGGTCAGGATGCCGTCTCTCTTTGTCTTTACGACGGTGCTGATCATTTTCTACTTCCTTTCACACCTGCCCATTCAGGCGGTGCTCCTCCTTGTGGCACGGGACGCAAAGCGTGATGCCATTGTTGACCGACAGGGCTAGCGCCGGGTGCTTCGACTTGGAGAACACATGGTGAGCCACCACCGACTTCCGCTTGTCCTTGACGAACCCGCAGATCTGACAGGTGGCATGGTCCCTCTTGAGGACTTCATAGGCCCACCTCCCCAGCTCCTTCTGGGTCGGCTTGTTCGGGTTGGGAACAGTGCCGTACCTACGATGGTGCGCTAGGGAGATCTTCTTCCTCGTCTTCGCCGTCACGACATGACCCATCGACCTGGCAGACTGACCTGCCTTCCATTGGTCGGTGTGCTTCATCCCCAGGGCGGGCTTCTTCCCGGCCCGAGCCTTCCGCATCTTGGCCTTGGTCTCCTCGGAACGCTTGCGGCCCTTGTTGAGGGGTCCGGTCTTACGACCAGTCTCCGCAGCCACCTTCTTCTGACGCTCCGAAGCAGGGTGCCCTGCCTGGGCACAAGACCCGCACTGGCGCTCGGCCACAACCTTGGTCGCCCGCTTCCTGTCGTAGACCCTCAACTTCCCGCAGGTTGGGCAAGGGAATGCCCAGCCCTCGGGGGTGAGTGTCCACAGGTGCAGGAGCGGGTGGGGCATGTCGTGTGCTTCCTTTGCTACTCGCCTACGGCTTCCAGCCGTCGGGTGATGGCCTGCTCCAGCTCGTCGCCAAGAGCCTCCATCCGGTTCTCGAATGTCGCCACCGCTTCCGCAGCAGCGTCCCCTCCGTGAACGTACTCACTGTACGACACGGTGTTCTCGACGGAGGCACTCAGCCCCCTGGCGTGGCCCATCCACCCTTCACGGGATCTCCCCGTGGCAGAAGGCCAGTCCGCCTTGATCTCCTCGACGGCATCATCGACCGCCGCTTGCACCAGATCATCGAGCACATCCCCGGAGTCGATGTCCCTGGTGGCTTCCTCCAGGTCAGCGAGGAAGGCGTCTGCGTTGGACTCGACGCCCATCAGGTCACCTCCCCGGCCAGCTCGAAGTCGAAGGCGATGCCGAACACCACGTCCGTGAACAACCACTCGCGGGAGGGTCTCAGGACGGTTCGCCTCGTCTGGATGTACCGGACCCTCGTGTAGCAGAGGGGCTTGCGCTCCGTGGTCATCATCTGGACGACCACGTTCGACTCGTCTACGAACGCGACCCGCTGGGTCGCCTGCTCGTCCTTGGGGTTGAGCCGATGAGCCATCCGGACGGTCGTCATCTGCTCCATCCGGATTCGCTTCCCCGCCTGGTCCCGGTAGTCCTCCGTGTTGTTCGTCTGCATCTCCACGGAGAACAGCCGGTTGAGCTTGGTGTTCGGAGCCACCTTCGGGTCGAGGATCTTCCTGGACAGGGACATCCCGTCGGGGACCGTCTTGATCTCCTCGGTCACAGCGACGAACAGGTCGTCGAAGGTGGTGTCGGACACGGCCATCAGACGGGCTCCCCTCCGGTCGTCCGGCTCCAGTAGGCCGGTGCCCCGAGCATGATGACCGGGGACACGTTCGCCTTGGGGTCTCCGCTCAGGCCGGTCTCGTCATCGTCGTAGCGGAACTTGATGCGCTTGAAGGAGTCCTCGTACTTCTTGAGGTACTTGTCCGCCACCTCCCCGTACTTGCCCCCGCTCGAGGAGCCCGAGGCCGAGCTGCTGTAGTCCAGGAAGACGTAGTGCAGCGTCAGGAACAGGTGGGAGGATCTCAGCGAGTAGCTCGACAGGATCAGGTACGGGCGGTTGCCCAGCTCCATCAGCCGCACCTGGATCTCGTCCCAGGCAGCGTCGATGTAGCCCTGGTAGCTCAGGGAGTCCTGGGCCTTCCAGTCGCGGATCTCCGTGTGCATCCGACCGAGGTCGTCATCCGAGATCACGGGACGGAGCCGACAGCGGACGAGGGCTGCTTCCCTCCGGAACTCCATGGGGTCGCCGTCGATGGTCAGCTCCCAGACCTCCATCCAGTCGTCGGCCAGGGTGAGGTCTTCCGTGTCTGCCGCCGGGATCTCGTACCAGGCGTAGTCGCCCACCACGGAGCACACGTAGGGTCCGAGGATGGGCGTGTCGTTCCCCTGGTCCGCCGAGTAGATGTTCAGCGTGCCAGCCGTCGGTACGACCTTGGAGCCCTCCAGGTACACGGGGAGGGCGACCACCTGCTTGACCCCACGCTCGATGTTGTCCGGCGTGGCGAAGCGGGGGGAGATGCGGGACCGCTGGTCAGGCGTGTAGGTCATGGCAGCACGTACTCCTTGAGCAGCAGGATGAACTGCCCGAGCACCCCGACGAGGGTCAGGATGATGAAGCGGTTCGCCCAGGACACCTGCTCCTGTAGCTGCTTGATGGAGTCCTGGAGGGCACCCCGGCGGGCGTCACAGAGCTTCTCGTTCACGGGCGAGTCGGGTGCCATCGCTGTCTTTCCCTTCGTCATGTCCCACGCCCTACGGCAGCGGGTACATCGGACCGGCCCACAGGTTCGAGATCTTGCCGGTGACGCTCTTGCCGTTCTCCACGAACAGCCTGACCCTGACCTTCATCGTCGGGCTCTCCACGTACCAGGGGTCGATGTTGAGCGTGGCTCCGGACTCGGCTCTGCTGGACCCATAGCAGGTCGCCTCGATGGTGTCTCCCCGAAGGAATCCACGGATGGTGTTGTCAGAACCGCCTGTGGTGATGGCTCCATTACCCGAGACGACACTGATGGTGTTGGTCGCGTAGTGGTGTCCTCCGAACCCAAGGACGCCACCACTCGATCCGCCGTAGACCGACCAGGAGTCGTTGACTGTCCCGTTGTTGTAGATCCCACCGAAGATCAACACGTTCCCGGACGCAGCCAGGGAGGTGAACACCAGGGTCATCCCCACCTGCAAGCCCGTCAGGTACGTCAGGTCGTAGTAGTCGGAGCTGATGTCACCCCAGAAGATGATCTCCTTGTTGCCGGAGGCTGCGGTGATCTGGAACACCAGCTCATCCCCGTTGAACTCCAGGACATCCCAGTCCGACATGTTCCCGGAGACCTCGGTGCCTTCCCAGATCCCCTCCGTGCCAGGGCCGTCCGTCTTCCAGTCCTTCGTCCCCGTGCTGGGGAAGTCCCAGAAGACGATGTTCCCACCTCCGCCGCCACCACCAGGGGTGACCCAGCCGAGGGCTCCGCCGGAGACGCCGATGCACTGGCCCTCGGCACCGCCACCGATGGAGTGATCCGAGGAGCTGTCCAGGGCGTGGGACCTCGTGTGCTTCTTGTCCACGGCGTCCTTGGCATCCGCCACGGCCACCTGATTGGCCCCACCGAAGTCGAGGTACTGGTCGGTGTTCTGCGTGTGCTTCTTGGTGACCGCATCCTTGGCGTTGGCGGCGGTGACCTCGTTCGCCCCTCCGGTATCGAGGGCCTGGTCGGTCCCCTGGGTGTGACGAGCCGCCGAGTTGGTGGCGATGTCCCCGTGGGCGAACGCTCCCAGGTGGGCGGTGTCTCCTGCCGCAGCGGTCCCGGCAGCGTCGGCCCCGACTCCCGCAGCGGTGTGGGGAGCCCCCGTTCCGATGGAGTGGTCGTGGGCGTCGTCCGCCTCGGCGGCGGTGACGATGTTCCCGACGCCATCGTTGAGACGCTCTGCCTCGTAGGCGCTCGGAACATTCTGATAGGAAACAGGCATCTTCTAGCTCCTCACACCGGGTACAGAGGCCCAACCTTGAAGTTGTACATCTCGCCCGTCATGGTTGCGCCGTTCGGCACTTCGAGGTGGATGCGTCCCCTTAGTGTCCCATTCCGTGGGTGCAGTCGGGATGTGGTCTGACCTCCGCCTACGAAGCTGTTGTCGGAAACCCTGTACCAGTAACCGGCTAGCCCAGTCGCCTCAGACACCCTCATCTCGCCCGTGCCGTTCCAGTTTGCTGCGGTCGAGAGTGCTGTGAATGATCCCACGCTGTTGTTGTACCTGCTAGCGAAGTAGAGGCGTTGGGCGGCAGGGTTCTCCATCTTGACGAACAACTGCTCGGCCCCGTCGTCATGCTCCAGGTAGATCTCGCAGGAACTCCCGACACCGAGGGATGACAAGTTGATCGCTGCGGCCAGGTCGAACACCGGACCACCCGTCCGAAGATTCCGGTAGGCCGACAGGTCCACCACGAAGTCCGCTGACTTGGTCACCCCGCTGCTGTTGTTGAGCGAGAAGGAGAAGACCCCACCGCTGAACGCCAGCACGTCGAAGTCCGCCAGGTCTCCGGAGCCGGTCCAGTCGCCTGCCGTCCCCGCACCTTCGGTCTTCCAGTTGCGGTCCACGGGGAAGCCGTAGTCCTTGAACGTCGCACCGCCCGTGGACGGCGTGAGCCATCCCAGGGCGGGACCGGGGACGACCCCGATGCACTGGCCAGGAGTCCCCGCTCCGACCGAGTGGTCGAGAGCTGAGTCCAGGTCGTGCTGCCGGTCGTGAGCCTTGTCGGCAGCGTTCTTCACGTCCGCTACCGTCACCTCGTTGGGGCCACCCAGGTCGAGATACTGGTCGGTGTTCTGGTCGTGGGCCTGGGCGTAGGCGGTTGCCCCCTCCAGGGCCGTCAGGGTGTTCCCAGCGCCGTCGTCGAGGGCCAGGGCGGTGGTAGCCGTGCCTCCGGAGTCGATGGCCTCCCACGCCCCGGAGACGCGCTTGTAGACGGTGGAGTCGGTTGCCCCATCCGTCCGTAGGAACAGGGAGCCATCGGGACGGGTGTGGGTCGGGACTCCGGTCCCGGACCCCACCGTGGGAGAGTCCGGGACGTCCTTGACGAGGGTCCCCGTCGCCAGACAGACCTCCCCGAAGACCGCGAACGTCTTGAGGTTCACGGGCCGGGGGTCGTTGACCTCGGGGCCTGTCCGGTCGGGGATCGCCATCTAGTTCACCAGGAACGCGATGGAGATGTTGGCACCCGCCGCCTGCCGCTTGACGTCGATGGTCAGCTCGGAGTCCTTGCCCAGGGCCGTGTAGTACGAGCCGGTGGCTCCGATCAGCCGCTCCAGCTCGACCGCACCGCTCTTGCCGATGAACTTGATCTGGTAGGCGGTGGCGTTGCCCTCCTCCCAGATCTCGACGCTCGTGCCGCCCTTGATGACGACCCGATCCCCGGCACCCCAGTAGGCGGCGGTCGCGTCCTTCTTGTACGTCCCCTGTGCGGGGGTCAGCACCTTGTCAGCCATCCTCGTTCTCCTTGCCCCTGGCCATGGTCGGGGCGGTCTCGTATTGAGGGAGGACGGAGCGGAGGAGATCCTCGACCGCCTGGATCGCTCCCATGTGGGCGTCGATCTGCGAACGCATCTTGTCGGCCTCGTCGAGCAACTGCTGTCGCCTGACCCGAGCCGTCTGGAGGCTCTGCCGGTATTCCGAGAGCTTGGCTTCCAGAGTTGCCGGTTGTAGGGACCCAGAGGTTTCGCCCTTGGAGGTCACAGGCACCACCCCCAGGCGACTCAGGTCAGGCTTCTTGGGCAGCGAGTCACTCACTCGACTACGCCTCCGCGTCGTAGATCCAGATCCAGCCGTCGGTGCCGTCGGGGCAGATGACCTTGAAGCTGGCCTTCTTGGACCCCACCGTCCCGGCGTTGGCGTAGAAGAGCCCGCCGCTGGTGCTGGAGTGACCCTCGACGCTGAACAGGTACTCGACCTGAGCGTCACGGGTCGCCTGGTCCGCACCGTCCGTCACGAAGCGGTGGAGGCTGTGCTGGGTCGCACCCAGGACGCTGGACGTGCCGCCCAGGTAGATCTCGGACATCGCGCCCGCGACCGTCCCCTTGTTGATCGACCCGTCGTTCGGGACGATGAACCCGAACCGGCCACCCTGGGCCGCACCGGACACGTTGCCGCCAGCCTTCACCTCGAACGAGGCGTGGATGCCGTTGACCGTCCCGGCCACGTCCTGGTCGGACACGCAGTTGGAGCGGATGCCCTCGCCGGAGACCCCGTCACCGTCGAAGTCGGCCCGGATGTAGAGGCCCCGGAAGTCGCCGGAGGTCGCCGTGGTCTGCACCCGGAACTCCAGCATGTTGGCCCCGACCACCGCCGTGGTCGCCGGGTCGCCGCTGGTGCCGATGCCTGCCAGCAGGGCGTTGGCCGGGTCTGCCCCACCCATCACGTCGAACACCACCAGGGTGCCCATCTGGATGGCCCTGGCGGTGTCCCCGATGACCACGTCACCAGGCGTTCCACCAGCGGCTCCGACATCGATGAACACGTCGCCGGAGTCCACCGCAGCGGACCCCGAGCCGAGGACCACGTTGCCGGAGTCGGCGTCATCCGAGAACCCGGTCACCAGGCTCAGGATGCCGGTGTTGCCGGAGGTGCCCGCGTTGGAGTCCGCGTCACCCGTCTGGATGGTCAGGGCTCCGGTGTCCCCGCCCGTCCCTGCGGCGTCGTCGCAGTTGGTGTCGCCGGTCTGGATGGTCAGGGCTCCGGTGTTTCCGCCCGTGGCGGCTCCGGCCCCGTTGTCCACGATGGAGTCACCGGTCTGGATGACCATGGCCCCGGTGGCGGGGGAGCCTGCGGCATCCGTCAGGTGACGCTCACCGGTCGTGAAGTCCATCGCGGCGGTGTCGCCCGTGGCGGCTCCGGCGGTGATGTCCGTGGTCGTGATGTCGGTGGCGTCCCCGAAGTCGAAGTCCACCGTCCCGGCGATGTTGATCGCCCCGTTGCCCAGCACGTCCACGGCCAGGGCGTTGGCGGTGTCGATGTCGATGCCACCCACGCCGTTGATGATCACCTGCCCCGCCGTGGTCGTCTGGAGGGTCAGGGAGCCGTTGTCCACGCTCACGTTGGAGCCACCAGTGCCGTCGATGGAGAAGGCCCCACCCGCCAGCACGTCGAACGTGGTGTCGCAGTCGATGTCGATGCCGCCGACCCCACCCTCGATGGTCAGACCAGCGGAGGCAGCGTTGCCGATGGCGATGTTGCGGGCGGCGGCTCCCGTGCCGATGTTCACGTTCTGGGCGACCGCATCGGCTCCGATGCTGATGGCCCCGGCAGCGGACTCCACGGCCACGCCATCCTGACCATCGATCTCGATGACCCCGGTCGTGGTCGTGGACAGTTCGAGGCGGCACGAGTCGGCGGTCAGAACCCAGTCGTCGGTCCCGTTGTTGTAGCCGATGGTCGCGTCGTCATCGTCCCCGAAGTAGATGTCGTGATCGTCCGGGATGTGGATGTCCCCGCCGGTCGCCTCGACGGCCACCCAGGCCCCACCGGCCCTGGCGTAGACGGTCGTGTCCGCACCACCGTCGGTCCGGAGGAACACGGAGCCGTTGGGCCGGACGTGAGTCGGGGCACCAGCCCCCGTGCTCAGGGTCGGAGAGGTGGGGACACCGGAGACCTCCACGCCAGTGGCGAGGCAGACCTCCGCGAACACCACGATGTTCTCCAGGTTGAGGGGACGAGGGTCGCTCGTCTTGGCTGCGGTTCGGTTCGGGATCATCTTCGGCCCTCCTTCGGGCGTCCCCTCTCGGGGAGGAAGATGGTTAGGTCCCTATCGGGGACTGAATCCTGTCAGCGTTGTCGCTGCTCCTTACGCTTCACGTCATCCAGGCGTCCGTCGTACTCCAGCCGCCGGATGGTGTCCTTGGCGATCTTCTCGGCTTTGGCCTGGTCCGTGCCGTGCTTCACGAGCCGCTCCACGAACCGCTCCTTGCGCTCCCGGATGCCTTGCTTCTCACCCATCAGTTCGCTCCCTTCCGGAGAGCACTGTGGCCGGGGCAGTGGGCCTTGTGCCCGGCGTACTTCGACACGGTCTCGTACACCTTGTCGCAGTAGGGGCACTGGAGCGTCCCGTCAGGGAGTTCGATGGGCGGGGTCGGCTCCTGCGGGGGGTGGAGGATGGAGGCCACTTCCTCGGCCTTGTCGATGGCCTTGATGGCGTCCTCCTGGCCCTTCTCGGCTGCGGCCTGGGCCATGGCCCTGGCCTCGTTGCGGGCCTGGTCGATGTCCTCGCCCCGCATCCCCGCCAGCTTCCTGGCTTCCCGCTCGTAGCGGACTCGGATGATCGGGTTGTTCGGGGACTCGAACATATCCTGTTCCAGCTTGTTGACCACCCGCTCCTGGGTCCGGGTCTTGCTCCGGCGGATCATCTCCCGCATCGGGGGCACGACCCCCGAGCTGACGACCTGCTCCAGGAAGCGTGCGTACCGCTGCTTGTCGAAGATCCACTCGACGAACTTCCCCTCCACCTCGGGCGTGTGGAAGATCGAGATGTAGTGGGGGAAGCCCTTCATCGTGGGGAAGCTCTGGAGGTAGTTGGCGAACTCTCCGAGCCGGGAGTCCCCCAGCTCGATGATGATCCAGCCACGCTCCATGTGGCGCTGCCGTGCGATCCCGAGGCCGCTGTAGCCCTTCTTGTTGATCGTCACGCCATCCAGGCCGTTGTCGAGGTGCCAGCGTCCCAGGACGGGATGCCAGCCGTAGTCCTCGTCCCAGTCCCACCGGGCGGGGTGGGCCTTGTATCGCCACTGGGCGTTGGGCCGGACGCTCTTGGGGAGCGTGTTCTGGCCCTCGGGGGTCGCGCTGGTCGAGACGAGCTGCCCGGCAAGTTGCTTGATCGAGTCGGGCTGGGTCGGGTTGAGCTTCATGTTCTCCGTATCCTCTCGGGCCTGACCGATGTCCTCGTGGGGCGGTCAGGAGGTCCGTGGTTGAGGGCGGGGGCCACTACGACCCCCAGCCCTCTATCGGAACGCCGGGTCTACTAGTGACCCGAACGGATCGTCACACCCCGGTCGTCGTCGTTGAGCCCGACGCCGACGAAGCCGTGACCGACGAACTTGGTGATGGCCGACTCGCTGGTCCGCTGGATCTCGACCCACATCATGTTCCCCGGAGGGCTCATCTGGAGGAACTGGTTGGTCGGGATGAGCGGCTGGATCCGGTTCACCGCGACCTCCAGGAGGGCGACGGCCCCGATGGTGTACAGGGCACCCCAGTCGTCCGTGCCGTCATCCTGGAGCAGGTTGGAGGTCCAGAAGTCGATGCCGTTCCAGGAGCCCTGGTAGCCCTGCATCTTCTTCGCGGCCAGGATCTCCCGGCTCTCGTCGGCCCACTGCATCGGGCCACCCTCACCACGGAGGCTGTTCCGGAAGTCCCCGAACTGCTTGCGGGTCAGGGCGCAGTTGAAGGGGCCGTCGTTGTTGAGGTCCTCGAGCTGGAACAGGGCGTCGTAGATGTCGTCCACGCTCAGGTCCACCGTGGTCGTCCCGGCGGTGGCGGAGAAGCCGTCCAGCTCCTGGCCGATCAGGTCGGTCGTCCGGCGGATGTACGCCTCGCCCAGGCCGTTGGCGATGTCCTGCGGGCCGGTGTTGCTGTTGGAGATCATGAACTCGTCGGTCGGGTCGTAGCGGAGGGTCTGCCTCGCGGCGGTCACCGTCACGGTGTCGTCCCCGAGGGCGGTCGGCAGGGTCGCGGTCGCCTCACCGGGAGCCGCCATCACGTCGTCCCACGCCGCCTGGGGCACCTTGACCGCCAGCGTGCCCTGGCCGTCCGTGCTGGACAGACGGAGGCAGGTCGAGCGGAGGTCCGCCAGGTCGCGCAGCTTGAGGTACACGAACTGGTTCAGGACCGAGGTGATCCGAAGATCGGCGTTGTTGGTAAGGGAAATCTCGTTCGCCATCGTGAAACTCCTACCGCACACCTCGTGTGCGGACGTGGACGTTGGGTTGAACCAAGTCCCTTTCGAGTTTCACGACCAACGGGTCGAGGGACGACCTACCGGAAACACTACCTGGCGTCCTGCCGGGTCGTCAACACAAACCCATGGGGACTAGTTCCCACCAGGCCAGAGGTTCTTGACGATGTCCTGGGCGTTGGCGGCGAACTCATCCGGGTTCATGTTCCGGACCGTCATGGGGTCCAGCTCCGAACCAGCACCAGGGGTCATCGGATTCCCCGCGTTCGCGGGGTCTCCACGACTCGCACCAGCCACATCTGGAGTCACATCGGCTCCAGAGTTCCCGGCATCGGGTGTTTCTGTTCCATCCGGGGGAGTTTGAGATACGTTGTTCCCGGCTCCCAGGAACGGCTTGAGGTATTCCTTGTCCCGCTGGGACTCGAAGAACTTGCTGAAGTCCTGCTCGTCCTGCTTGCCGTACTTGAGCTTCACGAGGTCGGCCACGTCATCGTCATGGACTCCGGCCTTGAGGAGCACCTTGTCCTGCTCCCACACGCCCCGCTCGCTCTCCAGGGAGGACTCCCGCTCCTGGAGCTGGGCCTTGAGCTTCTCGGTCTCCTGGCTCAGGGCCGAGTAGCTCTCCACCTTGCCCTTCATGTCCGAGACCTGCTGCTCCAGGGAGGACACCTGGGACCGGGCCTCGTCCCGCTGCCTGATGACCTCATCGAGGCGTGACTTCGGAATCATCTGTTCGGTGTCGGTCCTGGTTTCGTCTGCCATCGTTCCAATCCTTTCCCCGTCGGCCCGCAGAATCGATTCTACGGGGCGTCGGGAGTTTCAGACGGCCCTACCCCGCCTGGAGCTTCCGACGCTCCTCCTTGACCGTCAGGAGCGCCTTGAGTGCCTGTTCCCGGCTCACGCCGGGGTGAATCATCTGGTAGGCATCCACCTCGGACGCCAACCCCATCTCCTCGTAGGTCTTGAGCTGGTCCAGGGAGGACGCGATCTCCTGGGCCGTCTTGGGCAGGCCGGGGTACTCGATGCCCCACCCGGACTCGGGCCAGGCGAAGCTGCACAGGCCGGGAGTCCGGTTGACCATCGCAGCCATCTTCTCCAGCAGGTCGAGGTCTCCCCGGCGGAACTCGGGCTCGTACCTCCGCTGGGCCTCACGGACCGCTTCCCGCTTGAGGGAGATCGCGTACCCGCTCTCTGCCTCGCTCCGCTCGAAGTCGGACGGGCCGAGCCCGTAGTAGATCCCGATGCGGTGCTCGTAGTGGGTGACAGCCCTCCCCAGGGTGTCGGGGTCGATGGCCGGGGGCAACGTTCCCACGGCGGGATGGTCCCCGTCGCTCGCAAACTGCATCAGGGAGACGGGGTCGGTGATGACCGTCTCCCTCCGGTCGTGCAGGTTGGCACCGTCGTCGCCCACGCCACGCAGGAAGGCGTCGATGCTGTACTTCTTCTGCCAGGCAGCGTCCTTGACGTTGTGCAGCCAGTAGGTCCACAGGACGGCGACCGTCAGTGTTCCCTCGACGACCTCCAGCCCGGCCATCCCGTTCCACAGCTTCCCCGTCCGCTTGGCGTGGTAGAGGCTGTACGGCAGGTAGGGGTCGCCCGCCTTGCGGTGCTGGGATGGATCGTCCTGCGTCCATCGGTACGGGTACATCTCCCCGGACCGCTCCTCCCCCGTGACCAGGGCTGTGATGTCCTTCTGCCCTTCCTCGGTCGAGGCCGTGAGGATCCGGTACGTCGGGTTCTCCTTGTCCCGCACGTCGTACTCGTCCCAGGTCCACATCTGCTCCGGCTCTCCCCGTGCGTTCTTGATCGTCCGGAGGCGAGCTTCCACCAGGCGGTCGGGGATGTCGGGGTTGGTCGTCGGGGCGGAGGCCACGAGCATGTCGGGGGTCGCCATCCGGAGCAGGAGACCACTCTCCGTCGTGGAGGGACGGAACAGGGACTCCTGGATGGCCAGGACGTTCATCTGATGCTCTCGGGCCATCGAGAACCATCCGGAGCGGCCCAGGATCTCGTAGACCTCCTCCATCTGATCGGCACTCAGCCCATCGTGATAGATGAGCTGACGGGTCGCATAGAGCACCGAGAGCTGCTCATCCATCGCCAGGAGGAGGTTCGTCGCCAGGTCGGGCTTGCCGATGGCCTCGATGCGGATGCTGTTGAAGTGCTCTTGGAGGTGCTGCATCAGGTCGGGGAGCCACAGGCCGGTCAGGAGCCGGATGCGCTTCCTCGCCTGATTCCTCCGCTGGTACTCGTCGGAGCCACCGGGGAGGGGTGGGATGCGGCTCGTCACCGAGTTGCTGGCGATCAAGCCTCCCTGGGTCGTGGGGTTCGAGGAAGCCATCGGGTCGAGGATGCCCTTGACCGAGACGTTCTGATTCGCGGGAGCCTTCTTGATCGCCATGCCTTACTCCTTGTCCGAGGCGTCCAGCAGACGCCGGATCTCCCATCGTAGTTGCTTGAGGGCCTTGCTGTACTCGATGGCGGGGATGGTGGCTCCCCGATGGTACGCCTGCTTCAGCGTCTTGATGGTCACCTTCTCCGGGTAGCACCACCAGATGATCCCGTCCTCATCCACGACAGGGGACGGGTGGGTCCCCAGACTCGCCAGGACGAACGCTGCGAGGTTCGTGTCCCTCGTCCGATAGCCTCGTTCGTGTGTCACCAGATCTCCACCCTCTGAGTCGGGGCCGTCCTCGTCGGGTCCAGCCAGCTCCCCAAGATGTACCGGATCGCGTCCAGGACGTGCGTGTACTCCTTGTCCTGCCCGGAGTCCGTCCCCCTCCAGTGGGAGAACGCCTTGATGCTCTCCGTGCAGCGGGGGTGGATGGTCACGCGGTGATCTGCGAACCCGAAGTTGATCGCCTTCGTCCCTGTGAGGATCGACCCCTTGGCCTTGTGTGGGGACACGATCCTGAACGGGGCCTGGCGGACTTCCAGTAGGTCAGCGAACGCCTGCTCGAACAGACGGTTGAGGCTCTTGCCTCCGCTGGCCTTCCCTCCCGTGTTCACGTCCCCACGGGCTTCCTTGACGGCGAGCAGGGAGATCCCGTGGCGGTTCAGCATCCGCTCGACGGCACGGGCGTCGGTCTCGGGGGTCGTCGCCCCTGGGCTGATGTACTCATCCAACAGGTAGGCGTGGTGCCGGTTGGTCCGCTTGTCCTTCCAGCGGGCCACGACCACGACCGCCTCGTGTCGGGCCTTCTCCCCGTGGTCGAAGCCCAGGACGATGTCCACGTCCTCCATCGGGAGGTCCGGGGAGATGTTCGACCGGCTGAAGGCATCGTAGGCCCTCCCCGTCGTCACACCCCTCCAGGCGGCATGGATACGCTGGTCTCGCTCCCAGGAGGCCACGTTGGCGATCTGGGCGTCCACGTCCTCCTTGGACCTCCAGGGGACGTTCTCGTAGTTCAGCTCCAGGACCGTCTGGCTCCACAGGATGGAGGTCACCGGGTCTTGCTCGATGATCTCCTCGAGCCAGGTGAGGTCCTCCCCCACCGCCGTGAAGGCCATCAGGATCGGAGCTTGCTTGAGGGCGGCGGCACGGATGATGCCACCCCACCGGACCCGTCGTGGAGGCTCGTTGATGATCACTACGTCCGCCCAGATCCCCTCGAGGCTCGTCCCGTCCTGCTTCCCACTCCGGAAGATGACCTGGGCTCCGCCCCGGAGGAGGATGCCCCGGCGTCCCCGGACCATGTAGCCCCGGACCTCATCGTAGACGCAGTCGGGGTGGAGGACTCCGGGTGGCTCCAGCTCCCGTAGGACTCGGCAGACGTCGTCCGCGTAGGAGGACTCCAGGTCGTTGACCACGTACAGGACGCTGCACTTGGTGGTCGTGACTCCCCAGATGTCGTTGTGGGGGTGGGTCCCGGTCAGGAACGACCAGCACTCGGCTCCCAGGGCGTAGGACTTGCCGACCTTGTTCGCAGCACGGAGGAGCCGGTTCGGCTTGTCGAGGGACTCGTGGAACGCCCGCTGGCCGGAGGACATCCCTCCCGCCCAGTAGACGGCGAGGGGGTTCTCCTCCTCGATGCGGGCTAGGTCGTCGATCTCCGCGAGGAGGTCGGGCGGGAGCGATGTGAGATCGACCCCGCTCAGGATCTCCTCAATGGCGGGTTGGCTCATCGGGCTCTGTGGAGTCTTCCGCGTCCAGGATGGCCGGGACGCTCTGATGGTCGGCAAGGCGTTCCAGGAGCCGCTGCCTCCGCTCCTCTAGCTCCCTGGCACCGATGGCCCGCTCGACGGCATCCCCGATCTGCTGGGCCGCTCCCGCTCGGATCGCGTTGGCGTGAGCCTTGATCGACAACCCCGCTGCCGTCATCTGCCGGTCGGGAGACTCCTTGCTGTCGGTCAACACACCCCGCAAGTGAGCCGCAGCAAGCTGGGCGTTGTCCTTCAAGTTGTCGATGAGTTCCTGCCTGCAAGCCTGCAGGATCTCACTGTTGTTTGGGTCTCGACGCCACCTGTAGATGGTGGATTCGTGGACTCCGATCTGGGCTGACACGGAGGCATCCGTGTGTCCCATGACAACGAGCATCAGGGCTTTCATCCGGGTCGCTGGGCTGTGGGCCACGTTCTCCGCCTCTCTCCGCCCCGTCCTCGCCCATCTGGGGTGGTGGGTCGGGGTCAGGGCTTGATCCCCGTCAGCGGGCGGCTCAGGCGTTCCTGCGACGGGTCTGGGAGACGTTCTCCCATGCCTGAGCCAGTGCATCGCTCAGGGCCTTCGGGTCGGCCTTCTTGATCGACATGGCCCCCTCCAGGGGGATGTACCCTGCCGTCATCGCGCTGGGGAGGGGATCGGCCTCGGTCTCGACCTTGGCCTCTTCCGCCATCGTGATCCCGAGGGCTGTGGCGACCTCGGTCGGGATGGTCGGGGGAGAGTCCCACTTCCGCACGGCCCACAGGATACCGGGACCCTTCTGCTCCCTCCCTGGGACGGTCTCGTCGGTCTCCCCGGCATCCAGCACGCGGATGGTGGACTCCCACTCGGATCCGCCGTCATCCGTCCAGGTCTCGATCCACTCTTTGCCCATGGTGATGTTCTCCTTGGCTCTCAAGCCTCAAACGAGTTGATGAGGGACGTGTGCTCCCCCTGAGTTGGCGAGGGAGAGATTACCATCCCACTTCGGCCTGCGGCTCGGGCTCTTATCTTAGGCGATTCCCCGGTCATATCGTATGTTTCTTTCGTGGATCCTCGCCTGCTTGATTCGATGGTGGTCCCTCCTGTTCCGTGGATGGTCGGTCATGACCGAGATCCTGAGGTCGTGGTCGAGACCATCAAGCGGCTGATTCCACGCGTCCCTCCTCGGTATGGATCCTACCTGTCGGTCCTGGTCGCCACGGTCGGGACCTCCAACAGGGAGATTGCCCGGTATCTCGGGATCTCCTCCCCATCATGGATTGCTCGGAAGCAACACGCGATCAGGGCGGCACAGCTTGCAGCGTCCCTCCCGGACCTCCTTCCGGGGGAGGTCTTCATTCGGGTTTCTCAGGCAGGGCATCCGCCCTCTGATGCCCTCGTCGCATCCCTCTTCTGGGAACGGTGGGTCGGGACCGAGGTCGGTCGGGAACTCGGGATCGATCAGCGGAGGGTCTCCGAGGCCCTCACCAGGGTTGTTCGATCAGACCGTCCCCATGAGATCGCGGCTGCGATCTCCGCGATTCGATCCTGGAACGCCTGTGGCCCTCGTCGTCGGTCTCGTCAGCGGGCGAGGAGGAGAGCCCGTCTCGCGGCCTCCAAGCCTTGAGTGGGGCACGGGGGCGTCCATCAGGGTTCATGGCCGTCAGGATCGATCCTCGTGGCTCTCAGGTGTGTTCTCGCTCCGGTGGGGTCGCCATGATCTTCATGATCTTGCGGACGGCTTCGGGATGGACGACTCGGATAGGGAGGTCGGGTTCTCCTGTCAGCTTGATCAGGGGGGAGCGTTCATCCTCGTAGTCAGCCATCAGGTGGCTTCGGATGATCTCCTTGTAGTGGGAGGTGATCCCTTCGGTGATTCCCTTCAGGTTGGCTTCCGGCCATTCCTCCTCCAGGGAGTCGAAGGTCTCGTTGGCACACCGTTGGGCCATCAGGGTGATCGTGTTCTCGATCAAGTCCCCTCGTTGGTATCCGGTCAGGACTCCGAGGCGGTCGAGGTCATACAGGGAGATCGGGTTCTCTCCGGTCATCCATCCCCGGATCGCTTCGGGCTCTTTGTCGAGCATCCAGGCGATGGACTCCACGTCCCAATCAGGGTCGTCCTCGATGGACTCGGACACCATCGAAGCGATCTCCGCACTCAGGTCTAGCTTCACGTACTCCACAGGTTCTCCTCTCTCGGGATCGAGGAAGTTTCGACCACGGTGATTCCCGTTCGTGGCGGCATGGCGGCTACGCCGCCTCCGCCCCGAAGTCGTTGGGTGTCCGAGAGACCGAGGCTTACCGGCTGAGAGACTCCGATGGCTTGTCCGGGCGGCTTCCCCAAGCCCTGGTTACCTCTCAAAGTAGTTACCTCTGAAGTGGTTACCTCTGAAGGTAGTTACCTATGTACCCTCAAACTGAGGTCACCCGATAACAGACTGAGGTCACCCCATAACAGAGTGAGGTCTCCCGATAACAGACTGAGGTCTTTTCGACTTCGGGGCGGGGGCGCGTAGCGCCATGCCGCCCCGAACGGAAACCCAACCTACGAATCATCTTCCACTCCGTTGACAGTTCCTTTTCATACGTCTACCGTGTGAGTATGAGCAACGCACCGAAGAAAAATCTTCATCAGATTCGCATCCAGGTGACCCCTGCCCAGTTGGAGTGGCTGGACAGGAAGGCTGAAGAACTGGGGGACTCCAGGTCCTCGGTCATCCGGTCAGCGATCAGAATGCTGATCGAGAGTCAGGGGCCTGATAAGGACTGAGACGAAGAAGAGGGCCGGGGGTGCTTTGGCGGCTTACCCCGACCCTCAAAGGAGATCCTGTGAAAGATCCTACCCACAACAGTGGGGACGTCAAGCCCGCCGCACGCCATGCAGTCTACGGAGACGTCGTTCCGTTTGGGATCTATACCAACCCCCATCTCCCTATCCAGAGCAGGGTGCTCATGTTCGTCGCTGCTCGTCAGGGGCCTCCTGGTCGGGGTTGTTCGATCGGTCCTACGAAGATGGCCCGGTGTTTCGGATGTAAGCCACACGCCTTGAGGGTCACCCTGGGGAGGATGACCAAGAGCGGAGCCCTGACCAGGGTGACCTGGGATGAGGGTCGCCGCTGGGGTTACCGCGTCGGCATCGAGATCCCCGATGACCCACTGGAGGCCATCAACGACATCTCCGGCCCCTGGAAGGAGGCTTGTCGGCCCGAGGAGCTGAACGAGGTCAGGGATCGCATCCAGGATCGGTTCAACTCCCACAAGGAGATGCCGGGCGTCTACAACTCCGTGGAGAAGGATGAGGTCGACAACCTGCTCGCCAGGGATCACTGGCTTGCCCTGAATGACCTCTGGTTGGTCGAGGGGTTCAACACCCTCCTCGACCTGAGCAACAAGGACAGCGTGGGGTGGTGGCTGTCCCTGATCTCGAACGTGAGGATGAATCGATCTCCGTGGGCGGAAGGCTTGGACGGGGATCTCCTCCTACAGGTCGGCATGCTCAACGCCGCTGACCACATCATGCGGAAGGTTCGAGACGGGGAGTGGCACCCCAAGAAGCCGTCCGGCCTCTTCTGCACGATCCTCCAGACCCTGGACAAGAGGGGCGACACCCTCTCCCTCGTCGATTCCGACGACGTGGAAGAGGACATGAAGACCCTGGCGACAACCAACCAGACCGTCCGTCAGGTCTGGGATGGGATGCAGTGGAAGGAGATGGGATGACGAAACTGGAAGAGCTGATTCATACCGAGTCAGTCGGGGAGCCGTCCGTCGTAAGACCGAAGACCATCTCCATAGACCCGGACGCAACCGTGGAGGACGTCATCAAGCTCCACGAAGAGGCCAAGTTGGACCTGGAGGCTGCGCTCAAGGAGCACGCGGAGACCAAGGCCCTCATCGCACCCCTACTTCGAATCATGGGGGACGCGAAGGTTCGGGCCATCAACGCAACCAGTAGGTGCCGCTCCTACGGGGATTGGATCGAGAAACGAAACCCATCAATAGGCAAAAAGAGAGGAACTGACCGATGAGACTCACCCTGACCCACAACCGCCGCGCCGTGGCCGACGTGTTCGTCCGCAAGGATGACATCGACAACGCGATCCGAGCCGCCTCAGGAGGCGACCTGGACGCCCTGGCGACCGTCTCCACCCCCTGGGGTGACCGCCCCGAGCAGGGACGCCCCATCACCAAGCACCGGGATGGGAGCACCTCCCTGCCCATCCACAACCAGCACATCAAGATCGACGTGACCGCTACCGTGGTCGACGAGGACGGGGACGAGGAGGACGAGGACGCCGCCCTCCACGCTGAACTCGCCTCCCTGATCGAAGCCGTCCACGAGTACGGGAAGGCCACAGCCTCCCTCGAGCAGGCCCTCGATCGTGTCCTCAAGGAGATGAAGGGATGAGGAACGGGAATCCCCAGATGCTCTCCAAGGTAGAGACCCGCCTGACGGCTCACGAGGCCAAGGAGATCGAGGAGATCTGCCGGAGGCACAAGATCTCCGTAGATGAGTTCGTCCGCCGCCTCATCCGCCTCTGGCTCACCGAGTACCGGAAGGACCAGGAATCATGAACCGCAACATCGCCCGCCAACGAGTCCTCGACATCCTCCGTGCCCACCCCTCAGGCGTCCGTAGCGACCGTCTCGCGGACGAGGCGGGGACTCCCCGTACCCAGGCTCGGATCGGGGAGCTGCGCCGCTTAGGGTGGAGAATCGACACGACCTACGATGACGTCGGTCTCGCCCGCTACACCCTGGTGGGCAAGGGCGATGCCATCGCCAAGCCCTGTGCCGCGTTCAAGGTCCGCATCTACGAGGATGGGGGTCGTGTCTATCCCGAGGTCGTGCCCTACGCAGGGTCCTCCCTGTCCGGCTCGATGGGGGAGGATGACCGCTACAAGATCGAGGTCGCCCTCCGGCTGGCCATGGTCAACCACTTCGGGTGTGAGGATGACAGCGAGGACGAGGACGACGGGATGGTCCCTGTCGAGATCGACGAGTGGTTGCTCGAGGTATGAGCGACGACCGGCCTCCCCGACGCTACGACCTGACGGATGTGTTCGTCCTTCCGGATGAGGCTGTCCTCCCACCCCAGGGAGCATCCATGATTCGGAATCACGGCGAGTCCTGGTTCGGTGCGGCAACCCAAGGGGACCGACCGTGGACGATGTTCGTCCGAACCTTCTGGGTGTGTCCTGAGTGCGGGGCTACGTGGGCGGTCGATCACGATGCCACCTGGACGTACCCGAAGCTGATCAAGTGCCCGGTCGAAGCGTGTCCCGGTGAGATCGTGGTCGACTGCTTCCCGATCGTGGATACGTCATCCCGCTGACCCGATGTTGTGGGCCGGGATTCGCAGACCCACCTCCCACATCCTCCGGGTGGACCAGACGACCAGATCGATGAGGCAGGGCTTGGCATCCCACCCCCTGAGGGAGTCCGTGATCGTGACCACGTCTCCAGCCTCGAGCCCGGCAGCGATCTCGGCGTCTACGAGGTAGCTGACCTCGTAGTACTGGACAGCCTGGGAGCGGGCGACCCACTGAGCGACGACGGCAGCGGTCGCTGCATCCCGGACGGTCTCCATGACCATCGACTCGGTGACCGGCTGCTGGTACGCCTGGGCTCCCCTGATCAGGTGCAGGAGAGGGATGAACCCATCCTGGTCGATCAAGGTCGGGTCTCCCGTGACCACGAACCCCTCGGCGGCATCCCCCGAGTCGGCGTCCACGTTGTAGGAGAACTCCCAGGTGGTGACCACGTCATCGAGCCGGGTCGTCTCCACCTCGGAGACCCTGACGCAGTTGCCGTCATGGGACTCCGTACAGCGGAGATGCTCGACCGCATCGGTCGCATCGGCGGTGTAGTCCCAGAACACGAAGTGAAGCCCGCCAGGGCCGATCCTCGGGGAGATGGGGAGGATGGGCAGCAGGGCTTCCTGAATCCAGTCCCACGGCACGATGCGGTTGTCTGCGTCGGCCATCAGGTACGTGTCGAGCCGGAAGCCGTTGAGCCGCTGGGTCAGGGCTGCGACCCGTCCCTCGTCCCACCGGAGCCCGCTCTGCCTGAGCACGTACTGGAGGATCTCCCCAGCCCCCCTCCGGCCCTCTGGGGCGTTGGGGTCATCCGCGTACATGCCGTACTGGCGGGTCGGGGTTGCCGTCGAGACCTCCCACTCCGCCCAGTAGTCGTCGTCCACGCCCCAGCCGAGGGGGATTGGGAGGGACCACTTGGCGATGGCCACCTGGCGTCCCAGGCCATCCCGCTCGGTCGTCACAGGCATGACCTGATACGCCTCCTGGGAGGAGTTGATGATCCGGACGGAGGTGGCGATGACAGGGTGCCCCGCCACGAGCCACCAGACCTCGGCAGGCAGGCCGGACCCGTCGTAGACGACCAGGGCCGGGCTCCCGGCCACCTGGGGGTCCTGCTGGCCCGGAGAGCCGAAGATGTCTGGGTAGTACTCCCCGTAGACCCCGTTGGCCGGGGTGCCCCAGGTCGCCCCGTAACCCGAGTAGATGTCCCCGCTCAGGACTCGGGCTGTCGGCTCCGGGTACAGGGAGCGGTCGTTGCAGGGGTCTTCCTCCAGCGTGCCGATCAGCGGGGTGTCGTCCGTGTCGTAGGTCGGATCACGGAAGATGCCGACGAGGACCGTGAGTGCCCTGGTGGAGCCCTCAGGCCACCAACGCAGTGTTCCCGTCGCTGCCCCGAGGACGACCCCAGCGGCGACGAACTCGCTGACCTTCCACTGCGGGGAGAGATGGAGGGTCATCGAGATCGACCGGGAGTCGGGCATGTCGCTCAGAAGGGCGACGGGGTCCTCGACCTGCTCGTCGAACTCCAGCCCGCCGTAGTACCGCCAGGTGTGAGCATCCCCGACCTCGTCGGTGAGGGTCACGTCCAGCTCCTGGTCGGAGAGCCGGATGACCTGACCCCCGAGGTTCAGGTCGAGCAACCAGTGGAACGGCTTGCCCAGGACCTCGCCAGGGGAGAACCCCCACTGGACGAACCGGCTGTCAGCCCCTCGTGGGAAGACCGGGACGGGCATCCTAGACCTCCTCCTCGATCGTGAGGCGGCTCATCCGCTCCGTCTCGCTGTGCAGCTCGGTGCCGATGACGTTGTCCACGGAGGGGTCGGTGACGATCCTTCCGTAGTGCTGCCCCCGGTCGATGTTGAGCTGGATGCTGTACCGGGGGTCTCCCTGCGGCACGTAGCGGAGCAGGACGACCGGGAGGTTCGACCCGCCCGCCCTCTGGACGACCCCCATCATCGCCCGCGTCGTGTCGTGTGGGGTCGCCATCGGGGTCGTCGCGTTGTTCATCGAGTCCACGTAGTCGGGGCTCGGGTTGTCCACCTGGACAGGGCACATCGAGATCGCCGTGTTGGCCAGGGCGAAGGTGACGAACCTGCGACGGGGACCGAGGATGCGACTCGTCCGGAGCCCATCCTGCCGGGTCGTGATGTCGATGTTCTCCTCCTCGGAGATCGTCCACTCGTTGTCGTAGGAGCGCCCGAACACGAAGGCCGGACCCACGTAGGCGACCCCGATCTGGTAGTAGCCGTCCGCCGTCTCATGGGCCGGGATGCGGAGCCGGATGTACTCGTACTGACCGTCCAGGGCGTTGGGGATCAGGATGCCGAAGTCCCGACGCCAGATCTCCGCTCCAGTCCCCGTGGTGGCGAGCCCTGCCACGGCATCCCGGTCGAGGATGACGGTCGGCACCTTGGTGGCGACATGGTTGCCGGAGCCGTCCGACTCCCAGGCTCCCTCACTGTTCCCGATGATCTTGACCGGCCTCGGGTTCTCCCCACCCACAGGCATGAGCATCGTGTCCCCGGCGTGGGCCTCGTGGAACAGGTAATTCCTGGCGTGGCAGGCGCTGTCCACGTCGGGACGGACCCGCTCCTCCCTCCGCTCGATGGAGAGGGTGTCGAACCCGTCGTAAGCCATGGCGTGCCCGAGGTTGACCCACCCCGCTCCGTTCCACCCATCGACGTAGAACTCGCGGAGGTTGGCGTTACGGACCCAGGCGAGCAGGGGGAAGTTGTCCTGCCAGATGGTCCCGGCACCGCTCCTCAGATCCCAGGTGATCTCCTGGACGTGGTTGTCCTCGTCGTTCCTCCACGGGTGAGACGGGCTCGGAGACAGCCGGGGGTCGAGGTGCCAGATCGGGTAGTCGTAGGTCGCCGTGATCGACTGGCTCTCCCCGATGCGGGTCGGCCCACTGGAGGCCCGGATACGGACCCCATCCTGGATCAGGTACGGGCCGATGGTCGGGTAGCTGTGGGAGTGAACGTCCCTGGGGTTCTCCCAGTCGTTCGCCGGTTCTTCATCCGACCGCTCCGTCCAGTAGGACGGGTAGGCACAGAACCCGATGTAGAACCAGTTGGAGTCGTGGGCCGTGGTGCCACCCCAGTGACCCCACTCGAAGCGGTCAGGACCGAAGCCAGCCCCGGCGTTGGAGACGTTGCCCGTCGGCCCCGGAGTCCACTCGCGGTGGTGGTCCTCAGACCGGGCGTACCAGCAGCGGAACTTGTCGCTCCCCGACTTGTCGAGGATGGCCCTGATCTTGAACCTCGTGCTCGTCCCCAGGGTGATGTCCCCGATGTCCGTCGCCCCGTTGTAGTCCCGGATGCGGATGCCGGTCGGACCGATCCTGATGTGAACCCTGTACTCGTAGGTCGCGGAGTCCCCGAGCTGCATCGCCACGAGCACCTGATCGGAGGTCATCGAGCCGCCGCTGTCGAGGCGCATCTCGAACTCACAGAACATGCACTCGTTCGTGGTCGTGTCCAGGTTCACATACCAGAACGGGTTCTGGCCGATGGCGCTGGCCATGTTGAGGTCGCACCCGAGGGTGATCGTCCCCGCGATACCGGACGAGGACCACCCCAGATCCGTAGGCCACGCCGTTGGCAGGTACAGCTTGCCGGAACTCCAGTTGCCGTCGTTGGAGTCCGCCAGGGTGGTGTAGTCCAGGTCGGTGAAGTTCTTGTTGTCCAGGATGGACGGCACCGTGTGGGTCGAGAAGCCGCCCAGGAACACGGCGGCGACAGACGGGCCCCCGTACTCGTTCCACTGCTCGACCCCCGACGTCCACCGAACAACCCACAGGGCACGCCCCGCCGTGCAGTCACAGTCGAACTTGGTGAAGTAATCCCCATCCCCTTCCTGGTGGTCGTCCTGCCAGGTCCATGCACCCGACTCCTCCCACGAGCGGCCCATGTCCAGGGAGCGGCACACGAGGTACGAGATCTGCTCCTGCCCCCGTGAGGGGATGGATGTCGAACCAGAATCCAGGGAGTCCACCACGATGGCGTAGAGGACACCATCCTCGTCGAACCAGAAGGTGAACCCGATCTCCAGCCAGGTCTGGGCACCCGTCTGCGGGTCGAACGTGTAGATGACCGTGTTGTTGATGTTGCCGAAGGGTTGCCAGGCAGACCCGATGGAGCGGCAGACGTACTGGCTGAAGTCCGAGGGCTCCGGCTCCCCGATGACGTTGTAGCGGGTGAGGAAGCCCAGGATGAACCCACCGCTCGGGATGGGGAGCACCTTGGGGAAGCGGCTGGCCCGGATGCTGTCGGTGTCGCTGTAGTCCATCAGGCCACCGACGAAGGTGAAGTTCTGCCCCAGGTCATCCGAGGCGTACTGGTAGAACTGGTGCAGCCGCTCCGTCCCGTTGTTCGTGGTCGTGTCCTCAGTGTCCTTGGCCTCGACGACCATCACCATCTGACCACCCTGGTATGCGACGGTGATCTGCTCCACGTCGGGGATCTCCCCGTAGGCATCCTCCAGGACGGTCTTCAGGACGCGGGTCGAGTAGATGATCCAGGTGTCCCCGTCGTCGTCCGAGTAGTAGGCGTCGATCTGGTCGCCGTCCTTGGTCTGCTGGTAGTAGATGATGCGACCCGTCGGGAGCTGCACGAGCCCAGGACCACGGGCCGTCGAACCGGAGCCGAGAGGGCCATCCAGGGTGAGGCTCAGGGCCGTGAAGCTCTTGTCCACGGGGTCATAGCGGTAGAGGATCTTCGGCTGAATCGCGAGGTTCGGATTGATGCCCGCGATCAGGAGACACCCGCTCTGGAGCCGGATGATGGTCAGCTCCCGGTCGTCGATGATGGAGTTGCTGCACCGGACAGCTTCCCAGCCCGTGACCGAGGCATAGGGGTCCCACCCCATCCACTGCTCACGACTCCCGCCCACGTCCCTCCAGGCGAACCCAGCCTCCTCCGGCATCGCGTGTCCCGCCCGCTGGGTGCGGAACTCCAGGTAGCCGTCCTCACTCTGGGTGCCGCTGGCCTCCATGGTGAGGTGGGTCTGCTGGGCGGCGACCGGCACACCGGGGCGGGGATTCCGCTGGGTGTAGACGGAGGGGTTGGTCAGGACGGTCTTCGACCGGAGGTTCTCGAACGTCACACGGTCGTCCTGGACCGAGATCCCCTGCCAAAACTTCTTGTCGATGGGGTTACCCATGGTTCATCACCCTGCCTGGGCATAGGCCCGAGGCCGTGCCCGTCCTAGCACCTTCACACGGGTCGGCTGGACGCCACGGAACTGGTCGTACAGCGTGCCCCTGCGGTAGCGCAGGTTCTCCGTCATCATCGCGTCCACGGCCCTGTTGTTGACCCGGAACACCGTCGTCACCTGAGCAGGAGCCATCCCTCCTGTCGCGTTCCGGCTGCGGTTCAGGTCGGCCACCACGTCCATGCCCCCGAGCGATGCCACAGCGGCGGGGGTCAAGACCCCCTCGTTCGCTCGGGTCACCGTGAACCGTTCATCCGATGTGAGCCCCGTCCCTTGGTGGAGGCTGGGTGGCTGCTGGGCCGCGATGGCAGCGATCTGGATGGCTCCCTGCACGCCCGCAGCGATGGAGAAGGCCAGGGCCACCGGGTAGGGCACACCAGGCGTCGCCAGGGCGTTGATCACGGCCAGGGCGGTGCTCACCAGTGCCTGGACGATGGACGCCGCCTTGGCCATCTCGAAGGCTTCCAGAGCGGCCTTCTTCTCCTCAGCACTGCCCTCCTGGGCAGCGGAGACCTTCTGGTCCGCAACCATGGCTGCGAGGTCTGCAAGGGAGCCGGAGATGCTCTCGCTGAACTCCAGCATCCCCATCTCGATCTGACGCTGGCGTTCCGCTGCCTCCTCGGCCAGCTTGACCTTCTCCTCCTGGAGGGCCTTGTATTCCTCCAGGAGGGTTTCGTTCTCCTCGCGTCGGCGCTCGGCCTCCTCCTCGGCCCTCTCCTCCTGGCGATCCTTCAGCTCCTCTGCCGTCTCCTCGTCGATGGCCAGGAGGGCATCGGCCAGGGCCATCTCCAGCTCTTCCCGCTGGTCGGCTGTGACCTTGACGGTCTGGAGGAGGTCGTAGACCTGGCTTTCGAGTTCGGACTTCCGGCGTTCCCCGGACTCGATGACCTTGGCATCCCCCTCCATCAACCCGAAAGCCACGTCCTCCGCCGTCTTCCACAGGGACATGAGCACGGCTTCGATCTTCGACGTGTTATCGACGACCTTCTTGGTGCTCTTGTCCGACTTCCCGACCGTCTCGTCGAGGGCGGCGTTGGTCTCCAGGATCACGTCCTGCCACTCGCCCCATCGGTCGGCCACGTCCCCCAGGCCAGCCCAGCCCTCCTGTACGTCGGCGGCAGCGTCGGTGGCCTTCTTCCACTGGAAGGTCAGGGAGAAGAACAGGGTCTTGTTGAGGCCGATGAGCTGGTTGATCGCGGCCTTCATCCCTGTGTAGACGTAGTCGGCGGTCATGCCGAACGCCGACAGGGCGGGGATCAGATCCTCCCGGTAGATGCGAGCCAACATCTGACCCGCTGCCTCGGCATCCCCGCTCTCCTCCAGGGTCTCGAACAGAGCCTCGACCCCCGCTGCCGTGTCGGCCACGACGGGGATGAGGGGGCTCAGGACGGCGGTCCGGAAGCTCGACAGGGCATCGTTGGTCTGGAGCTGCTGGTTGAGGAGCAGCTTGGACGCCTCGACCTGTTCGTCCGTGGCGTCCGTGAGCCCCTCGACCTGACGCTTCGCCTCGTCCAGGGCTCCCTTGGTCAGGGCGGTGACGGCACCGGCCACGGCAGCGACAGCACCGGCAGCGAGTTCGGCAGAGGTCTTGAGCCCGGAGAAGGCGTCGTTGACCGGACCCATCGCCCGTTCGGCCTTCTCGAAGGCCGAAGGACCCTTCTTGCCCATCTCCTTGTCGATGTCGTTGCCGAGCCCCTTGACCTTGGCGTCGGTCTTGGAGACCTCGTTCTGGATGTCCTGGAGGGCATCAACGAGTTGGCTCGGGTCTCCCTCGAACTCGAATCGGATATTTGCCATGGCGTCATGCCTCCGGGTCGAACAACCAGGACGCGGACTCTTCCGGCACGCCCTGAGCGACCATCCTCTGCTTGATGACCTTCACCGGCATCGTCTTGGGACCGGGGGTCTGGTAGTGGCCGTCCCCGACCTTGGTCACCCCCGGAGGGAGCTGATCACTGGAGAGCTGGACCTTCCCCTTGCGGAGCAGATCCAGCGTGATCAGGTCGTGGAGGTTCGTCGGCTTGAGCAGGCCAACCCGGAGAGCCTCGTCCCTCGCGGACAAGATCCGATGGTAGGCGAGCAAGTCCATCTGCACCTCCTCCGGCTGGGTGTAGAAGCCCATCGGGTCACCACCCAAGAGGTGAAGGCCGATGTCCAGGGCGATCAGTTGGAATCGCCCGATGTCGGAGCGGAAAAATCCGCCCGATCCTTCACCTCCTTGACCCCGAGGAAGCTCGCCGTGACCCGCTTCATCACCTGAGGGAACAGCACCCTGAAGTCCGCCATCTCCCAGCCGACCTCGTACAGCTCTTCGAGGACGGCCTCACCGAAGTCGTAGATGGAGTCGAACCGCTTGGGGTTGGCCTCCAGGTCGTGGTCCCTGTCCATCCAGCAGTAGCCGACGGCAGCTCCGTTGAGACGCCACAGGTCGATGGCCTCGTCGAACTTGACCCCTTCGAGGTTGATCTCCTTGGCCTTGCCGTCCTTCTGGTAGTCCATCAGCCCCTTGTCGAGCATCTCCTGGAGGATGCGGGCCGAGTGGAGCGGGAAGGGGGTCCGGAAGGTGAACGTCCCCTTGCCAGGGATTTCGATCTCCCAGTAGAGGGGAGCGTCCTGTGGGATGTTCCGAGGCTCGGTGCGCTTCTTCATGGTCTTGATCCTGTCCTCCCGCCTCTCAGCGGGGGTGTGGTGGGGGCACCAGCCCCCTACTTCTTGGCCTTGGTCTTCCTCGGCTTGGGCCTGGCCTTCGGCTTGGCCGGGGCCTTGGCCTGGGCCTTCTTGGCCCCGGTCGCCTTCTTGGCCTTGGACTTGGCCTTGGGCTCACCCAGGGACTCCATGGCCTTGCCGAGCACCTCCGCCATGTTGCGGAGACGACGGACCTTCCGCATCTCCTCCGGCGTCTGTGCCGTGGACTCCAGGTCGGTGAACTTCTCCACCAGCTTGGCGATCTCGGGGAACGGCTTCATCTCGAATCCTCTCTCACCCCTTCGCCTTCGCCTTGGCCTTCGGCTTCTTCTCCTGGCGCTGCTTCTGCTTCCGCCGCCGTTCGGCAGACGGCCCGTCAGGGGACGCAGGAGCCTCCTTGACGGGCTTCTCGGGCTCGGGGGGTGTTGGGGGACGCTTGGGAGCCTCACGCCTCTCAGCGGGGCGCTCAGGCTCCTGGGCGTCCATGTGGTCGCTCACCCGCTGGAGGATCTCCTCCACCAGAGGGAGCTGCTCGGTCCTGTCCGCCGTCAGGGCGTTGATGGCAGCGGCTCGTCGGATGCGGCGTCCCCGACCGGGGAGCCAGATCCCGTGCCACTCCGTCAAGAGCCAGAGGCGGGCCTCCTCGCGTGTCAGGTCAGCCATCGGACTACTGCTGGCCCAGGAAGATGATCTTGAACGTCTGGTCGGTGGTGATGGCCTCGATGTGGAACACGGCGGCTCCCGCGTCGATGGTCGCACCCTCCGGGTTCATCCAGATCCAGACGCCGTTCTCCCCGACCACCTGGCCCATGTCGGAGTCGGCCACGAACGGGTAGTCGTCCGTCCCGGCGATGGCGTCCACGGCCCCGGCCCCGTCCGTCCCGCCACCGATCTGGATGTAGTCGGTGTCGGTGACCTTGAGGATGGCGATCCCCATGAT